ATGCGTGACACGCTCACTACAATCGCATACGGTGCCATCGCCATCATGCTGACCATCATGTTCGCATGGGCGTGGTATTGCGAATATGCGAACACGCCGGTGCATTACACGACGATTCAGACCGTCGATGAAGGCGGTTTCGAACACGACTGCCTAGTCGCGACCTACAAGAAGGACATGGCACTTGACTGCACCAATCCAAACGATTGAAAACCAAGCCCGCTCAATCCAAGAAGAACTCGGACGGCATCTTGCGGCATTGCCCGACGACTTCGACAATCCGAAGACGCTGAAGGCGCGGATGGACTTGCGTAGGGCGTATAATGCTGCTACGGACATCGTGGAACTCACGATGCGGTTAAGATTGGAAAGACTGGTATGAACTTCAAACGACACTTGAATCAGCGAATCCGACTAGTGGAAGGAGTTGAACCGGATGCGACCGGTACCGGAATGGGAGGCTCTGAAGGCCAGACTGGAAGCACGGCAGCCGCGACACAGCAGGAGCCGACAATCACTCAAGCCCAGCTCGACGCCATCATCAGCCGAAAGCTCGCCAAGGAACGCGAAAAGCTCGAAGCAGCCCAGAAAGCAGCCGAAGACGCCCGAAAACTAGCCGAGGAAACCGAAGCGAAGGTCAATGAGGCCCGTGAGAAGGGCATCAGCCTCGGCCTGTTGCAGGCGAAGCGCAACGCCATCGCAGAACAGTACGGGTTGAGCGCCGACCTGCTGCCCGCCGAGGAAGACAAGCTCGACGCCTTCGAGAAGCAGCTCGCGGCAAGCATCAACAGTCGCACGCGCGTCACTCCAGTGACCGTCGAACCGGCCGCCAAGACCCCCGACTGGATGGGTGTCGCGCATGCGTGACATCCGAATCCTCAGCATGGTGATGCGTGACGAAAACGTTCCTGCGACCCTCTCAATCATCGACGACGACGTGGTGGTGAACTCACCCGTGGAGTTGGACGAAAACGAGAAGGACAAGCTGGTAAAACGTTTTGCCGAGCGCATCCTACAGCTGGGACTCGCGATGCACGACTGGAAGGAAAAGAATTGACCGACGAACTGAAGCCGCTCGCCACCGTCGAAGACACCGAAGTATACCTACGCCACAAAGTGCCCATCGACCTCGTGGACTATGAGGAACGCAAACGCGGAGCCGCATCGAACGTGCTCCGCATGATGTACCGCAACCAAGGCGACGACTTGGACAAGCAGGTCACGGAAGACCCGCTCACCCGCCAAATGGTCGCCGACATCATCGGCGTCAGCGTCGCACAGGACGTGAGCCGCAAGGAATCCATGTCCGAAAGCGACACCGACCTGAGCGCGTTCAAAACGTTCACCCAAACGGCGGGTGGCTACAGTTTCACCGGCGAATGGCGAGGCAACACGGATGACGTGTTCTTCACCAGCAACCAGCTCAAACAACTGGGCGTCGGACGCGCCACCATAGCAAGGTTCCAACTCTGATGCACTACGGACTCAAAACACACGAAATCACCGTCACCACCGGAGACGGCCAACACACGGTCAAAGGCATCGTGACCGCGAACACCACAAGCGAAGACACCGGCACGTTCGACAACATGACCGAAGTGGACTCGCTCACCATCCACGTCACCACGCCGGACACGCCACCGGAAATCGTCGGCGGCGAACTCGAATATTACGGAAACACCTACCACGTCACATCAATCAAACCGCCGATAGACCCCGAAAACAGGGTGATGTTCAACCCATTCAAATGGAGTTTCAACGCGAAGCAGGTGCAATACTGATGGCAAGACTGAAAGGCGCCAAAATCATGGTCGCCGCACCGAACGCGGCGACCAACCTCGTGATGCAGTCGGCGGGATTCCAACAGGAGTCACGCCGCGCCGCATCACGAATCATGCCACAGCTGCGAATGGACTCATACAGAGTCAAACCTCCATCCATGACCACATACCGCACGCTCAGCACATTCAACGGAACACGTCGAGCCGGAACGGAAATCAAATACTACAAGACGCCACATTCCGGCGACACACTGAAAGGACTCGGACTGTGAGCAAAGACAATGAAATCGTCAACGACATCATCGACGGACTATCCCAACGGCTCAACATGCGCGTATACGACAAGTATCCGACCGTGAAGACCACAAGCCAGTATCCGCTCATCATCGTCACACGACAGAACGCGTCCGACATCACCCCATACATCCGACATTTGGACATCGCCATCACCGTGGTGACACGCGAACTCTCAGGCGGAACCGACAACACGCTCAGCGCCGAAATCGGCGACGCGCTGACCGACTGGTACAACCAGAGCCTGTGGGACATCATGGGCGCCCCGCTGCTCAACACCGCCGACGCCCAGCCGACCAAAGACGGACGCGCATCCACCGTCTACGACTACCAGTTGGAGTACCTGAGTTGAAAAGCACGCAGGAGTCTGTCGAAGACCTCATGGAAATACTCTCACCGGCAGCCAAAGACATCATCACCGACGAACAGGTGCGCCAAGCCCAAGCCGCCGCCAGCAGCGGCGACAGGAACATGGCCGGAAAGGTCTTAGGCGACATCTGGAAGCAGGTAGCGGAAAAATCCGCTGGACTAAGTTTGGAACGGCTCGACTCCGACAGTTTCGGCAGGAAAATCGGATGGCTCATAAGCCAACAGCGTTCCGAAAAGACAGTCAGGGACTTCCTTGCGAAATACAAGCGCGAACTGGCCGTCCAGCCGATGCAGGAGGCGACCGCCAACCTGTTCGCCCTCGACTCGACAACCGAAGTCGTACGCGAATCTGTAGGCGAAACATGCCAATGGTGTCTCGAACGGTGCGGAATATGGCACCCATACGACGCCAACCATTACGGCGTCTGGGCAAGACACGCCGGATGCGACTGCAAAATCTACGTAAGGAACAGCCTCACATGACGCCAACCATCAACAACACCGACCCGCAATACGTCGAAAGCCCGACGCGCCGCGCCATCATGAAAACCGAAATGGTACGATGGTATCGAGAACAACGCCGCCAAATGGCCGAACAGTTAAGGAGGATTTATGGCAGGGAAGACTGAAGAAGCCCTCTCAAGCCGCATGGAACAGGTCAACGGACTCATCGACAAAGCCTACTCGGACATGGAAGAATACGGGCTGAAAGCCGAAATGTCCGACGATGACCGCGAATACTATATGAGCATGGCAAGCAACGCGCAGAGAAACTACGTCAGCTTCATGCAACTGCTCATGACCATGACCAAAAACTTCGACGAAGCGGTGAAAGTCGATTCGCACAAAAGCAGGACAACAGCCGCCAAAGCGCCGAAAACCACTCTTCAGAAACTCATAGCGAAGGAAGCGAAACGCTCATGACACTCACCATCGTGGACGAACAGGCAATCTCATTCCCGTGGATTGAACTCGTCAAGAACGCATACTCCATGCGCGTTCGGGTCGGCAACTTCAGTGCGGTCGGCAAACGCAGCTTCACCCGCATACTCTCCAAAGCGGTCGGCGGCGTCAACTCCTACTTCCTCATGCAGGACGGCGACCCGCTCAGCACCGACTACCTCCCATCCGCAGACCTGCAGTTGGAAAAAGTCGCCGCAGTAGGATTGGATGGACGCTGCTATGACGAGAACGCAGAGGAAATCGACGAAAACCTACGATGCCTAACCCTCAGCCACGCGCCAGTCACCGACCAGGCCGTACTGTTGGCGCAGCGTGCCATGGTCATCGAAGGCCTCATCTCCCAAAACCTCGAACATCTCATGCTGCCCGAACCAGTCGTGGTCGGCACCTCCCCCGACGTGGTAATCAAAACAGACCCGAGCAAGAACCCATCCGATTGGACGAAATTCGACGCCAACGACGACCACGACACCATCGTCCGGCCGGAAGTCAAACGACTCAGCCAATGGGATAACGGACAGCTCAAAACACTCCTGCAAAACACGGTGTTGAGCTTCCAGATGGAAACCGGACTCCCCCCGCAGGACGCTCAGATTCTGGACACGCTCGGAGCGACCACCCAATCGTTGGTGTCGAACCGTGAGAGCTTCGTCAGCCGCATCTACATCATAAAACAGGATTTGAACGCAGTGTTCGAACCATTGGGCATCAAATTGGATTACGAACTCACGTTCCCGCAGACCGCGCAGGACATCGCATCCATCGGCGACGCCTACGGCAAAGGCGCTAACGCCGACATTCTCAAGAAGTATCAGGTGGTGTGACATGCTGGTGAAGAATCCAAATTGGAGGGCTAACGTCCGCCCAACATCCGACGTGGCAATCATGGCCGCAGAATACGTGAACTGGGGTCGTGGAAACGCAATCCTCCCGTTTCAGGTCGAATTTCTCAACAACGCCTTCCAACGCAAGAAGGACGGCACTTGGAAATACAAGCGTGTCGCATTGAACATGCCACGACAGAACGGCAAGACCAAAATCCTCACCGCCCCAATCCTTTTCTACCTGTTCGTGCTCGGTCTGAACGTGCTCGTCACAGCGCATGAGCAGATTGCCGCCAATAAAATCATGGAGGATTTGAAAGACGCCATCGATTCGAATCCCGAACTGAAGGCCGAGGTCACGCATTTCAGCACCACCATGGGACGCGAGCGCCTACAGTTGAAGAACGGCGCGTTCGTCCGGTTCCGTTCACGCAAGAGCGCTTCGGCCGGCATGGGCGGCACGTTCGATTTGGTCATCTTCGACGAGGCGCAGGAACTCCGCTCCGAATACGAGGCGATGATTACCAAGACGTTGAAGACGCGCCGCATGGCGATGATAATCTACACCGGCACGCCGTTCCTCCCCTCGTCCATCGGAGACACGTTCAACGTGTTCCTTGACAACGCCGAAAACGACGATATGTCGTATGCGGTGCGCTACGGCGTCGATGACGAGACGGCGGACATCGAGGACGAGCAGTTGTGGACGCTCACCAACCCGCTCTACCCGGACGTGATTCCACGCGAAGCGTTCCTCACCGACGTGGCGATAGCCAAACAGGGCGGCGCGGACGGACTCATCGACTTCCGCATCCAAGACTTGGGCCTGTGGTGGGCGGACAGCATTCCTCCCGCAATCCCGATGGACTTGTGGGACAGCGCATACTCCGACCTCCAACATGACCGCGACACGCTCGTCTACGCGCTCACATTCGACCCTACAACCAGCACGCTCGCCCTCAGCGTCGCCGCCAACACCGAAGAGGTGACGGTCGGCTCGCAGCATTACGACAAGTGGGCGTACATCATCGGCGAAATCGTGGACGAACGCCCCACCACCGAATCATGGCAGTGGGTGGTTGACGAGCTGAAGACGCGCCCACGCAAGACAACGCTCATCTTGGACGCTGGCGGATTGAACAATCCGATAAGGGACATGCTCCCCCGTGGGTTGAACGTCATCCAATTGACCGGCACCGAGTTCCTTGCCTCTCAGCAGGGGTTCCTCGACCTGCTGAACGAGGGACGGTTCAAACATACGAACAATCCGCAGCTGACCGCCGAAGTGCAGAACGCGCAGAAGCTCAAATCCGGTTCGGATGACCAGTGGAAGTTCGCGCCGATACGCAAGACCGAAACCACGGCCGGGTTGAAGGGCGTCAGCATCGCCGCATGGTATCGCGGCGTCAACCGTCCGAAGGAACGCAAGGTCAGGGAGGTGATTGCCTGATGGGCAAGGATACGGGACTCTACCATCGGAATCGCGCCATCCTCCGCGAACGCACCAAACGGACGGGAGCGCCCTGCTACTATTGTGGCGCACCTTTCTACTGGGGCCGCAACACAGCGCACCCATTATCGTTTACGGCAGACCATGTGATACCGCGTGCCGCTGGCGGAAGCGACAGGATGGACAATCTCGTTCCGGCGCACATGCAATGCAACCGCGCCAAGTCAGACCATATAGCAAGTCCGGCGACACGCCGAACGCGAACTGCAACGAGAAGGTGGTAGAATAAATACCGTTACGCAGCAATGTGTAGCTCCTCTCTTGTGATTCTGGTTTGCACACACCCCGTTTGACGAAAGTCAAGCGGGGTGTTATGCTATGTCTTGGAGATGGTCGGTAGACAATTAGAGCAGCTTTGTCCACCATGCCAAAACCGACCGTCTCCCCAAAAATGTACTGACTTGAACCGCCCCAGCACAGTCGTTAAACAATGCAGGGCATACCCACTGGCGACGGTGGGGTCGAGGCGCACACGGCCGGAAACAATCGTGGTAGAGGCCGAGTCGGGGCCGCAATGCAGAAGGCCGACACCATCCACCTCAACCACGAAAGGCAGTCATGTCACTAGCGACAATCGAACTGAAGCCGGGCTTCGTTGACCGCAAGCTGATTTCCAACCAGCCCGCGGCCGGAGCCATCGCAAGGATTTCCAACAGCACTCCAATCGACCTCATCGGCACGCAGATGCAGACCATCGACTTCTCCGGTGAAATGGGCATCTTCGGCGAAGGCGCCACCGGCGAAACCGACGCCGAGAAGAAGAAGAAGTCAAACGACGCCACCAATGGTGTCGTGACCATCAACCCAATCACTTTCTACATCAGCTACCGTTTCCCGAAGAAGTTCCTTCAGTTGTTCGGCGTTGACGGCGCCTACAATCCGACCGACGCCACCTTCCGCGCCGGTTCTCCGCAGACCATGCTTCAGAGCATCCTCGCGCAGCCGTATCAGGCCGGAATTCTCGACCAGTACCGCACGTATGTGAACCGTGCAATCAGCCGCGCACTCGACTTCGCCCCCATCTTCGGCGTCAACCCGGCAACCAAGGCCGCGTCCACCGTCGCACGCACCAACGGATACGTGCTCGCACAGGCTGGAAACATCGACTACACTCCGGGCACCGGAGCAGAAGCCGCCACCGCGTTCAAACAGGCCGTGCGACAGGTCGCCGCACAGGGTGACGCGTCCGCGCAGGGTGTCACCACCTCCGCATACTTGGCCGCAATCGGCGATGGTCTCACCACCATTGGCACGCCGACCCAGTATGCGGCCGACGTCCCACTCATCGGCAACATGGTCAACCTCGGCGGCGTCACCCTCGCGGCCTCCAACACCGTGTCCGACACCGCGGCGGCAACCGGCTCCGGCCAGCTGACCAAGAAGGTGCTCGATGCGGTTGTCGGCGACTTCGCCAACCGTTTCGTCTGGGGCGCTATCCCGCTGTCCGGCATCGAAGTGTTCGACTCCGGCAACCCGGATAATTCCGCAGAAGGCGACTTGGGCGCAGTCAACAAGGTGATGCTCCGCACCGAAGTCGCAATCGGCTGGGGTTTCATCGGCGGAACCAGCAAGTTCTACGCCATCACCCACGCCACCGCGTGACACTATTCGCACACATGGGCGGCGGCGACGCCGCCCATCCACTGATTGAACGCTAACAACGAAAGGAATTGAGATGGGCGCAAAGCAGTCTTCCGCAAACGTGACATTCTCGAAGCCGGGTACTAGTGCCAACAAGTCCGGCTATATTTGGGTTGCCCCACTGGGCACCGCAATCCCCACCGACGCCACCACCGAACTGGACGCGGCGTTCGTCGGCCTTGGCTATCTGTCCGAAGACGGTCTGACCGAACCGGCATCCCTCTCCGCGGGTGACGATATTGTGGCCGCTGGTGGCGATACCGTCGCACAGGCTGACCCGACGTTCTCCAAGACGTGGACAGGTACTTGCATCGAAGCCCTGAACGAAGACCTGCTTAAGGTCGCCTACGGCTCCGCCAACGTGACTGTTGAACAGGCATCCTCGACAAAGGATGGCTCTATCACCGTCAAGGAGCAGGCTGGCGAAGTGGAGCATCACGTCATCGTCATCGACGAAATGCTCAAGGGTGGCCGCAAGCGCCGCAACGTGATGGCCGATGCCACTTTCCTCATCACCGGCGACATCAGCCACGTGCATACGGCTCTCGTGAACTTCGAGTTCACCATCAACGCCTATCCGACCGCCACCGCTCCGGCTCAAACCCAGTACATCACCATCCCAAAAGCGTAAGCTCTCCAAATCCGACGCTGACAGTCACCGTATCCGATGGTACGGTGGCTGAAGATGGTGCGATGTGGGTGGTCGGAGACTGGGGTCAGGACTCGCCATGGTCACGCTCCACCGGCGTGAAGATGGTCAAGGGCGCGAATGATGTCTATACTGGCGAACTTTCCCTTCCGAAGGGCACCAAGTTCGACATCAAGATTCTGAAGTCCACGGTCTCCACGACAAGCGGCGGCGATAACACTTGGCCTGCGGTCAGGTATGCCAGCACTCTGAACACGTCCACTTCGCATGATTTTGGAGAGTTTACCGACAATCTGATTCCCAACGGCAACTTCGACGAAGGACAGGTGAAATAGACGCCAGCCGAAGCGATTAAAGAAGTTAGTAGTCCCCAGAGTGGCAAAAATGTATTATCGCTCGGAGGTGCTTCAAACATTACCTCATGTTCTTCTGATGCGTTCACCATTCCAGCTGGCCAGACATTGCGGTTCAGCGGGTATCTGCTTACTAATCATCCGCCTGTTAAGGGTGTTGTCGAGATGAAGATTGTCACCCCTCAACAGCAAACACTGTTTGAGTTTAGCGTTAACACTGGAGGTGACGCCACTTACCATCAGTTCAGTAAGACATTCAAGAGCATGGATGTGCCAATTGAGTGCCGGATTGTGTTGTCGAATGCTACCGTTGGTCAATGGTACGAACATGCGCTCTTCGATTCGCTCTCGCTTGTCAGCCCGTAATGTGATGACAGGATACGCACCCCACGCCAAGACATACTATCGTGGTATGCCCTTGGCATGGGGTATTCTTATATAGACAAACGACGAAAGGAAAACCAATGGCAAAACGCAAGCCCACCATCACCGCAGAAGACTTCAACGACAATTGGGGCGACGCCTACGCGAAACTCCTCCGCAATCGAAAATTCCAACAGGCCATCCACTCCGAAAAAGTCGAAGACGGCGTGGAAACCATCTGGCTCGTAGACAAGCTCATGCGCGGCGTGCTGAAGGAAAACAAGTACGAAGCGGTCATGGCCGCGTTCGATGATGATGTGCTCGACGCATGGGAATACCTGTCGGGAAAATTGCCAGCGCTTTTGGATTCACAGTCGAAAGACTGACTTACGCGATAAACCCAGACCAGTGGGACAGTCAAATCTTGGCTGATTTCGCAAGCCAATACGGTAGTCCACGACACTACACCATATTGGAGAGGGCGAAACTCATAGGCACGTTCGGAGCGACGGCACGACTCTTGGACATCATCCAACAGTCAACGCTCGCCCCCTACAGTGGCAAGGGCAGGAAACCGAAAAGCGTGTTGCCGGAAAACCGGAAGAACACCAAAACGGAGGATTACGAACTCGATTCAATGAACACTGAAGACATCAACAAGGCGTTGGGTCTTCACCGAAAGGAACAATAGATGGCAAAGGGCAGCATCGCGACCGCATGGATACAAGTACTTCCATCGTTGGAAGGCTTGCAGTCCGCACTTGTCAAAGCAAGCAAGGGCGCGGTGCTCACCCCCGCCATCCAACCCAAACTGGCATCAGGCACAAGCCGACTCTTCACTTCGAATGGCTTGGGCATGTCCAGACTGTTTTCCGGCTCGTTCAATAAGAGTCTCAACCTGCAAGGCGGAGTGAAAAACGCGCTTAACAGCGTGTTCGCATCCTTTGGTTCCAGCGGACGGCGTTCCGCCAACGCTTTCGGCAACGGCTTCGCGAACCTCGACCTCAACAAGTATCTGAATGCGGCAGCCGCCATCGCCGCCGTGGCGTCGGTCGGCAAAGCCGTCAAAACCGTCACGTCCGACATCATCGAAATGGGCAACCAGTGGGGTCGCACCACCGCCATGCTGAAAAACGCGGTGGGCGCCACCGGAGATTACACAAGCTCGCTCGAAACATCGCTGAAATACGCGAACGAGGTCGGCGTCACCACGGACGATTTCATCCAGTCCGCGGCACGTCTTCGCACGCTCGCGCCGGAAGTTGTGACCAATTACAGTGACGCGGCGAAATTCACCAAACTGCTCGACATGAACATGGTCAGCACCGGAGCTTCCGCTCAGGAAGCGTCCAGTGCCATGCGGCAGATTACCCAAGCATTGGGCAAGGGCATCGTCAACGGCGATGAGTTGAATTCCATCATGGAGAACTCGCCGCAAATCGCACGAATGCTCGCCAAGCATCTCGACGCTTCCGTAGGCGACCTGAAACAGTTGGGCAAGGAAGGCTCCATCAGCGGTCAAGACCTCTACGATACGGTGCTTGAGAACGCCGACGCCATCGAAAAGCAGTTCTACGCAATGCCCGTTACGGCAGACCGCGCGTGGAACAGCATCAAGAACACGGTCGGTGCAAGGTCGGCGGAAGCCTCCACCGCATTGTCTACTAACCTCGGCAAAGCGTTGACCGCCATTTCCAATTCGGGCATGGTTGACACGTTCGGCGAAATGCTCGCAGGATTCGTACCATTGTCGAACGCGGCCGCTAAGTTGGCGGCGACGTTCGTCAACCAGCTTGCGCCAGCCGTCAACAAGGCATTCAACGTGCAGCAGGTCGAGCAGTTCCTCGCCCCGTTGACGAATCTCATCAGCCTGAACTCGCAGAACGCCAATCTCCTATCCTCATTGGGCGACATGCTGAACACGGTGGGCGTCATCGGCGCCACCGCGTTCTCCCTCATGGTCGCCACTAACGACCGGTTCGCATCCCGCATCCCGTTCATCGGACGCGCGCTGGTCGGCGTGAAGAACACGCTCATCAAACTTGGTTCCGGCTTCACTAGCGTGTTCGGAGCGGCGGTGTCCGCATCGTCCGCAGTCATCGACAAGCTCGCGTCCATGGCCGACGCGATGGCGAAAACGCTGTCCGAATCAACTAAAGCGCAGAACGCGCTCGGCAAGTTCAACGTCGCGTTCGAAGACTTGGGGACGTACGCGTTCAGCTTCGGCGAGAAAGGCGCTGAAGGCTTCGAACTCATCCAACAGGCCGCGACGAACCTGCGGAATGGTGTGGGACAGGCGTCCGACAATGTGAAGCTGCTCCAAACCGGTTTGAACGCGATGGGTTCCGACGCTGAAGCGCTTCCCGAAGCGTTCCTCAAAGCGTTCGAAACCCTCAACACCGAAGTGGATGCCGCCGCTCGGAAGAAGGCTCCATCCCTCATCCAAGCGTTCCATGACATTCGCGCAGCAGCCGACACCATCGTCGTGGATTCGGACATCTACCGTTCGTTGGACACGGCCGGACAGAGCGCGGACATCTACCGTGACAAGCTCGTGCAGGTGGGACGTGAGTTCAAGGAGCTTACCGGCCTGAACATTCCGGACGTGTTCCTTCCCTTGGTCGGGTCTGCCGTGTCCGCGTCCGACAGCATCATGCAGACGTTCGGCAATCTGAAGGCAGGATTGTCCAACTATGCCGCGAACACGGCACAGCAGTGGGCGCCAGTCAAGGAGATTATCGCCGAAGCGTTCTCAAACGCCGCCGAATCCGTCAAAACGAAGATGGAGGCCATGCGTGCCGCCGTCGAATCCGGCGTGCTCTCCATGGTCGAGAACGTGAAGGGCAAGGCGTCCGAGCTCAAAGCGGCGTTCGACGAAATGCTGGACACGACCGGCATCAGCGACACCATGTCCAAGCTCGGGTCTGTGGTGGGCAATGGGCTTTCCTCCGTCAAGAGCGCGCTCAAGTCGTTTGGTTCCGAAGCGGTGTCCGCGCTGTCGATGCCGTTCGACGGTCTTTCTGAAAAGATTTTCGGCTCGTTCAAAGGGCAGAATCCGTTCGCGCCGTTGACGTCCGCCGCGAAGACGGTCGGTGCCGGATTGTCCGCCACGGTCGGCGGCGCCGTGTCGCGTCTTGCCGGACGGTTCAGCCCGTTGGCGTCCGCCGGAAAGGCAGCTTTCGCTACCATCGGCTCCGCCGCATTGAAGGTGTCTTCCGGCGCGTTGAAGGGATTCGGCGTGGCCGTGAATGGAGTCGGCGCGGCAATCGGCAAGATTGGCGGCATCGCATCCCAGTTGGGCGTGACCGGCGCATTGTTCACCGGCCTGACGACCGGATTCCAGACACTGTTCAAACTCGACCCATCCCAGATGGTTGGCAAGTTCGACGAATGGCAGAAAAGCCTCGACAACACGCTTACCGGCATTCAGACGAAACTACCCGCCATGGCGAACGCGTTCGCCTCTGCTCTCCCGCAGGTGGTGGCGAGCGTCACCGAGGCGCTGCCAGGCATCGCCAACGCGCTCATGAGCGTTGGGCAGACGCTCGCACCAGCGTTTATGACGATATTGCCGCAAGTCACTCAGGCGTTCTCAGACATGTTCGCCCAGCTGCCGGGCTTTATCGCCACCTATGGCCAGCCGATGCTGGAAGCGTTCGGCACGCTGTTCGCCACACTCGCAGGTCAGATTCCGTCGCTTATGACCTCGCTTGGTCAGGCGTTGATTACCGGCGTTCAGGTCGCGTTCAGCGCCATAAGCGACAATAGCGCGGCCATCGCCGGGTTCATCAGCGGGTTCGGCGCATCCTTGGCTTCCGGCATTCAGACGTTGGGCGTCACCGTTGTGGCCGCGCTCCCGTCCATCGGACAGAGCATCGCCACCGCGCTGCCGACGCTGGTTCCGGCGTTGATGTCCGCTATCACCAGTGTGATAACCTCATTGGCCGCCGCATTGCCGGGCATCGCCGTTGCCATCATCAACCAGCTGCCCGCAATCATCGGCGGATTGGCTACCGGCATCCTTAACGGTCTGCCCACACTGATTAGCGCTTTTATCAGCGTTGCGACCAGCATCGCCGCGAACTTCCCACGCATTTTCATGGCCGTTGCGCTAGCTGTCCCTGCGATTATCGCAAACATCGCACGACCGTTCGCCGGATTGGGTGGTCGTATTCTCGGCTACATCGGGAGCATTCCGGGCAAAATCATGGGCCTGTTCGCCGGTGCTGGCTCGTGGCTGGTCGATTCCGGCGCCGCGTTGATGGACGGTTTCAAACAGGGTATTCTCAACGCGGTCGATAAAGTGAAGAGCGCGGTGAAGGGCGCGTTGCAGAAGGTGCGAGACTTCTTCCCGTTCTCTCCTGCTAAGGTCGGCCCGTTCTCCGGTTCCGGCTATACCAGCGTGTCCGGCGAGCATCTTATGCGCGACTTCGGAAAGGCTATCGGCGCCCAAGGCGCGTTCGTACGCGGTCAGGTTGATGGCGTGCTCGGCTCCTTGGATTTCGACCAGATTGACGCGACCAATCTTGGCATGGTGTCGGCGCCACGGCTTAAAGACTATACTGGAATGGTGTCGGCTGGCGACCAGCGGTATGCTGGCGGCGTCCATATCGACAATGTGGTTGCAAGCCCGTTGAGCGATGTGGAACTCGTGGCCCGCCGATTCGGATACGCTTTGAACAATGAGATGATTGGAAGTGTCAGACCTTGAGCACGATAACCGTCACCGTGGGTGACATCACGCTTTACGGCGACGCCGGACACGAGTTCACATTGGTGTCCATGAGTGGTTTCGACGATTTGCCGTCAGCCAAGACCGAACAGGATTCTTGGGCTAGGGCTGACGGCAACGCCATTCCCGGCACGACATATTATGATGGGCGCACCATCACCATCAACGGATACTATGCGACCAGTACGGTCGAAGACACCGACGAGATGATGCGCCGTCTCCGCGGCATGGCCGGACGTTTGGTTCCAGTCACCGTGCAGAAGGGCGCTGGCATCACGTTGTCGTGTGATGCGGAACTCAGGTCAATGACCGTGGACGAATACCGGTATCGCGGGAAGGCCGCATTCCAGATTGGATTACTCGCACCATCCCCCTACCTGTATGGGCCATTGCGCTCGCAGACGGTCGGCGTGCCGACAGACGGCGAAGGCATCACCGACCCGCTGCTTGACCCATTGTCCGAAGGCGAGGTCGGCAATCCGGGACGTGTCGCCATCACCGGAAGCGGTTTCGCTCCGACGCATCTTGTCGTGAAAATCAGAGGCGGACTATCCGAAGGCGTGCGCATCCACTGCATCGAAACCGGCGAAGCGGTCGAATTTCACCGTCAAATCAACCCCAACGAGACGATGGTGTTCGACTTCGACGATGAGCGCGTGCTGTTCCAGAACCAGTCTGATTTGAGCATGTTCCTCACGGAAGAGAACTGGTTCCGTCCTTCGGGTGATGCGACGATACAGTTCACACCGTTGGGCGTGCAGTCGGGCGAGCCGACGATGACGGTCGAATGGAAGGAGGCTTGGCGGTGAAAATCTATCTCGCAGACCTGCTGACCGGTCGCCGCATCATCCCATTGCCGCACACTTCCGCCGAATGGGAGATGAAACTGAACGATACCGACTCGCTCACCGTCAAAGTGCCCATCTACGCTTCGACGGACGATACGCGCGTCCAATATATTGCGAACGACGCGCGACTGTTGGATTTGAGGAACACCGCGGCCATCGGCAAGACCGTCATGGTCGCGGAGGATGATGGGCTGACGGTCGGAGGAGTGCTCATGCGCCATGACTATGACGCCGATTCGGGCGTCCTCACATTGGTCGCCTCAGGCATGTGGACGTATTTCGACCATAGGACGATTCTTCCGGCGAAGGCGATGGGGAAAAGCCTCATCAAGTCGGACGGTTCGCCAGACACTCAATACGACACGTCATACAAGAATGTCACATGGAACACGGTCGCACGCAATCTCGTCGAACAGGCGATGAGCTGGCCGAACAGTCGGGTGCCTGTCGTGTTGGAGACAGCGGAGGTCGGCACGTCGGAGGTGAACTATCAGGCGGTCGATTTGAATTACGTCGGCGAAGTTTTGACGAACATCACGAACTATCAGAACGGTTGCGACATTGGCTTCTTCCCGACGCGCACGGATGACGGATTGGGGTATGAGTGGCATATGAAGACCGGCCATCCGCTGCTTGGCGGCGAAACCCACTATTTCAGCGCGTCCGCCTTGCAGCCGGGCATCGCGTCCCTGTCGGCCACGGATGATGGCGACAAGCTCGCCTCGCTGCAATGGTTCACGTCCGGCAAATCCGACGATAGGACGCTCGTCGTGTCGGCCTACACGGACATTCTAGAAAAGGCGGGAGCGCCGATTTGGGAGAGCGTGGATTCCAGCCATTCGACGGTCAAATTGCAGAACACGCTTCAGGCGTATGCGAACGAGGCTGCCGCAGTCTACTGGCAGCCGGTATCGTCCACTGAGGCGAAAGTGCATCGCGGATACCTGCATTCAGTGAATCAGACGCTCGCCAACTATACGGTCGGCGATTATATCAGGTTTACGACGAAGGGCGACTGGTATTATGTGGATGGCGCGCATACGCGGCGCATCACAGGCATTAAAGCCGATGAAAGCTCGAATTGGATTACATTCACGTTGGGTGACGTGTTTGACGGTGTGAAAGTGACGGTGGAATAATGGAAATTGTCGTGCATCAGGGCGAGTCGGCGGACGGCACGCCCTTGTCTACCGACGATACGGATGTGCTCGATGTGAAGAATCCGGCTCAGGCGACCAACAAGCTCGTAGCCACACTGAACGAGTATGGTCGGCGTCTACGCGAATTGGAAAAACCTTCCGGCTCGCAGTTGACTCAGGCGATTCAAAGGGTGTTGGACATCAGCGCGAACATCGACAATACGGTGGCCGCATCCATCAACAGAAATTCGTATGACCGTGCGACCATCGACCAGAAGTGCAATACGTGGAATTGGGGCGTATTGTCTACCGACCGTGGCGGCACGAATACGACGAACGCCTACAATAACCTGTTCACGGTCGGCCCATGGCGTGCCGTGTGGGCGTTGTCGGACGGCACGATGGGCACATCACAGTCCAGCCGCAAGGTGAAGCAGGATTTCCTCAAGCCTGACATCACGCTGGAGCAGATGCGTTCCGTGGATTGGACGCTCTACCGTTTCATCGATGACGTGAATCTGAACAGCGATAGCGCGACAATCCACATCGGCATGATTGCCGAAGACTTGGATGACAACGGTTTGGGACAGTTCGTCGAGTATAATGATGATTACGAGCCGTGCGGCATCAACTATCCGATGCTGGGCGTGTGGGCGATACATGAGGCCCATCTCGCCCATGACCGTATCGACGAATTGGAATCGCGCCTGAAAGCGCTGGAAGGAAAGATTGATAATGGCATTGAGGAATAGTATTTTCGCGGTGTCCGGGAAGGCGTCGTTTATGGATGCGCGCCGTGACATGAGCGGCCTGTTCGTCTGCGATAAGACCACGATGCTGCCGATTGCTGGCATTCTCGACCGTTCGCAGGACAATCTCGTCACCGGAAACAGTAATTCCATGAGCGTGACGGTGCGTCCGTTCAACGCCGTGCTGAACCGTTATGGCGCGCTGCTTATTCAGAACGATGGAGACGTGAACGTGCCGTTGAATGCCGCCCCGTCCGCTAATTCACGCATCGACGTCGTGTATGTGAAGCAGCACGAGGCGCGCTCGCCAATGTCGGATAGTTCGGATGTTCCGGCGTTCGGCGTGGTGAAGGGCACGGCCGCCGCCGTGCCGGTTGCACCGGCTGTCCCGGATGGTGCTTTGGCTTTGGCTCAGGTGCTGCTTCCGGCTGGCGTGTCGAATACGGCTGCCGCTGGCGTGGTCATCACGCAGACGTATATTGGCGCCGCGATGAAGGGTGATATGCTGCGAGTGTGGACTTCCGCCCAGCGTGACGCTCTGACCGGCGTTCCTGACGGTACACTGCTGCATAACGTGGCCGATAATTGCGATTATGTTAGAAAAGACGGCAAGTGGAAGTTCGAAGGACTCTTCACGGAGAGCAACCTTCTCAACAAGAACACTTCCGGATGGAACGTCGTGCAGATTCGCGGCGCCGTCCACAACGGCATTGCGAACGGTTTCGTCTGGTTCAATCGTGCCGGAGATTGGAATAACGCAAAAGCTTGGGATTCTTCGCGCGTAATGAACCTTCCAGACTCTCTTAAGACGAATGGCATCGACCTGAATCTCCCCACGTCAAACAGGGACGTGGTGCTGCAAATCATTAACAATGATGTCAACATCCGTCCGATTGTGAACCGTAACTTCACGAAAGGGGAATGGGTCGCCGGTAATTTCTCCTTCCAGCTGGCGTAGTCCATCAGTCGCCAATTGAAAGGCTTAGCCGATATTATGCGTGAAAATGTCGGATACAATGCGATTTCTGGCAGGACCGTCAGCCACACTTACCGTCTTTCTAACATAATCGCAATTATCGGCTAGAATAGTGCCATATGAGCACTGACATCATCGTTGCCCTAGTGACCGGATTGTGCGCCATCGTGGTCGCGGCGGTCACTTGGGCGCAAAACAGACGCGGCGACCTGAGCGAAGCCTACAGGCGACTCTCGGAAGCCCAATTGAACATGCAGCGGGAAATCGACCGACAGGACGAAAAACTGGCCGAGTTCATTCAGGAACGCGACCAGCTCCGCTATCGGGACGATTTGAAAACCTCCTACATTCGGGCGATGGGACATTGGCTGGGCGAACTCTGCAACGTTCTCGACCCCGAGTTTCTGGAACGGTATCCGAAGCCAAGACTTCCCGACGGGCTAAGGAGTACAATAGAACCGTTGGAAAACGACAGCAGTAAGGAGCAGGATATTGTTCACTAGGGATTTTTGGGTTGACACGTTGGAGCGTGCAATCCGTACCGCATGTCAGGCGGCATTGTCGGCTGGCGTGGTCGGTGGCGTCGGCCTGTTTCAGGTCGATTGGCTGAACGTGGCTGGCATCGCCTTGGTCGCGGCCATCGCCAGCGTGTTGACGTGCGTGGCATCCTCCGGCAAGACGGATGCCATCAGTCCGGCTTCGCTCGCCACTCCATCCAAGAGTCTGGTGACTGGCAAGCATATTGCAAGCAATGAAACGGAGGTTTCTGAATGAGGTTTGTGGATATCAGCAATTGGAAGGCTGACGTTGACGTTTCCAAGATTGACGCCGATGGCGTCGTGGTTCAGTGTACTTGGGGTGCTGGCGAGCTGACGACGGATAATGGTTTGGTCGAGTCCGTGTGGACTGGTGCGGATGAGAAGATTCAGGCCGCTGTCAAGCGTGGCCTTGCGGTCGGCTACATGCATTACATTCGTGGCGTGGGCGCTTCGGAGGAAGCGTATTTCTTCGCCGGAAACACCAAGGGTTATCTTGGCAAGTTCGTGCCGTGCGTTGACTGGGAGCAGGCCGATAACGCCGCTTGGGGCAATCGAGCCTATTTGGATGAATTTCTCTACCAGTATATTCGACTGACCGGCGTGAAACCGCTCGTGTATGCGCAGCGTTCCGAAATCCCGTTCGTCAAGGATATTTGCATCAAGCATGATTGTGGTATTTGGGAGGCGTGCTATGCTTCCATGGATGCGGTCGGCTGGCAGGATGCCGATACCATTTGGTCGTATGTGGCGTATCCGATGCGACAGTACACATCCAACGGACATATCGGCGGTTATGCCGGTTCGCTTGATTTGAACTATTTCGCTGGCGATAAGGCCGCTTGGGACAAGTATGCTGGCGTGGGTGCGAACACTCCGGTGAATCCGGCTCCGGCGCCGGTGGTTTCCCCGACTCCGACCGTGGTCGCCACCACGTATGAGGTTGCGGTCGATGCGTTGAACGTGCGTACCGAACCGTCGTCGAAGGGAAAGGTTGTAGCCAGTTACAGTCGCGGCGAGAAGGTCGTGTTGGATGGTTGGGGCACTTATGCTGACGGCTTCCTGTGGGGTCGTTATATCGGCGCTTCTTCTGGCCAGCCGAGGTATGTCGCAATCGGCACTGATTCCGGCAGTGATTGGTATTTGACAATGTGTCGTTAGTTTGATACAATGAGGACTGTTGGAAGTTTTACCAACAGCCCTCCTTTGGTTTCTCAAAAGCCCCCGCAAGGTTCATGCGGGGGCTTTCTCTTTAATCATCCAACAGTACGCATATCATGTCCGCTACGATTGTCATTGCCACGTATGCGAGGAAGATGCGCGTGTCCCACGCGCCGCATATGACCATGATTGCTGCGACGAATCCAAGCAGGATGATGGTGCAGATGATGAGTTTCAGGATTTCCATCAGAACTCCTCACCCGGCGCTTTCCTGTTCAGGGCTTGGATGGTATTTGCTGCTGTTACGCCAGTCTTGTTTAATCGCCACCGCGCAACCTCCAACATTCCGTGCAGAGCCCGCAATATAGGATGCTTTCTTTCGCAGTGAGTTTCTTCATGCAGTGCCAGCAGCGCCCCGTGATACCGGCTGCCATTTCCCTAATAACACTCATCTGGATACTCCAATCCTTCCTGTATGTCCTGTATGTCTTCGTCCGTGAACGCCGAATCGATTTCCTGCTCGCAGGTTTCGCACAGCATTTCCGGATACCATTCGTCAAACGTCATATCTCGACCGCAGGCGAGGCATTGTCTGGGTGATTTCATGTCACACCTCCACCGCGGGCTGCGGAGCCTTCTGATGCTGATAGTGGCCGACCATGCCGTATGGTTTCACCGCAGCATCGTTCAGATATTCGAACGAGACTTGGCCGATTCGCATGCCGGGTGTCAGCATGATGGGGAAACTGTTCTCGTTCTTCAGTTCGACGGTGATGGTGCCGATGAATCCGGCGTCGATGAATCCTGCGGTAACGTGCGTGCAGAGTCCGAGTCGTCCAAGGCTGCTTTTCCCGTCGAATCGTGCCATCATGTTGTCCGGGAGGCTGATTTTCTCCACGGTGGCGCCTAGGACGAACTGTCCGGGCTGTAGCATGTAGTGTCCGTCGATTCTGACGGGCTTGGTGTGGATGCCATGCAGCGTGTGGTCGCCGCCGTCCGCGTAACCGTCTTTCGCATCTTTGGTGAAGATGATTATAGTGTCCTGCAAGGTCACGTCATACGAGTTGGGGTTCAACTGTTTTTCCGTGTATGGCAGGATGAGGTCTTGATGGTCTACGCACTGTTCGATGGTGATGTCGTTCAACATTTTTCTTCTCCTTCCTGCATGAACGCCAATGCCATTACGAGGTAGGCGATGGCGTCCAGATACGAGTCTTCTTTACTGTGGTCGTATTTGATGCGTTCGATTTTCAGTTCGGCCATCATGATGGCGACATCCACTTCCGCATCGTCGCAGTCGAACCATCGTTTGGAAATGTTCTGGAACATGATGCGCGGATTTCCGTATTCTTTGGCCTTCTCCCCGTTGAGCATGTTTTCCACATGGTAGAGGTTGTCGGCGATACGCGTGTAGATGCTTGGCTTAATGTTTTCGAGCGCGTTTTCCACTGTCGGTGGCTCCGGTGGGTCGAGGATTATGCCGCTCGGGCCTTTCAATCCATGATTGTTAGCGGTTTTGGTGGGAATCGCCTTGTTCACGTCTTCCATCACCTCATCCCAATTGTTTTTCCTTGATGATGTCATCTAGGGTTTTCCTTCCTTCTATCACGTCCATGACCTTGCGGTTCCATGGCGTGTCCGGCACGAGGATGCGCTGCCGTCCCTGATAGGGGCTGCCGCGTCGTACCAGTCTCCTGTTGGCCTGCTCCCAGTCGGCGTATGTCCATGGGAGGTCGAGCCATATCTGGTCTTTCATGAGACGCTGCAGGCCGTCAACGCCAGTGCCCATGGATTGCGGATTGGCGACTATGAGCCGGTACTTTCCGCGCTCTTGGTCGGTCATGGCGAGGAATGTCTTCGCATCGGTGCATGGCGTCCAAGTACGGTAGATTTCGTCTCTTACCGCTTTGAACCGCGTCCATACGAGCAATGGTGTCCGGTCTTCGCGTCTCTTGGCTTCACTATATACCGTTTCGAGTTTGGACACGCCGAACCAGTAGGATTCTCCACGGTCTTCGGTCTTGTAGGCGAAACCGTCGTCGAGTTGTGCGAGTTTGACTGCCGCTGCGCTCGCGCTTGCCGCGTACACGTCTTCGGCCAATTGGTGGGTGTGCGTCCACTGTTCTAACGCCATGTCCTCCTGTTCGGTTTTCGGCGATGGGGGCCATTCGACTTGCGGCAGGGGGTTGCCTCCTCGTCTGATGTCCAATACGAGCTTTTGGAGTTGTCGGCACGCTTCCTCGACCATGGGCTTGGAATACGTGTATTTGACCACTGTACGCCCTTGCACGCTCATCGTGTATGGCTTGCCGTATCGCATCCTGAAAGCCCCTAGAGTGCGCCAACAATCTCCTAATAGGGCCATCCTGTCCTTGGCGTGCGGGTACATGACCACGGTCTGCCCGTACAGGTCTTCCAAATCCTTCGGAGCGGGCGTGCCGGTCAGCATCAGCACGTCCTCGGCAAGGTCGCTGATGCCTTTCACGACTTTGGAACGTCCGCTCCTAGGATTCTTCACCATATGGCTTTCATCCACGATGAGACTGAAACCGTCCGGCACTTCGCCCAGCTTGACGGCCATATTGTAGGACACCACGAGGAAACGATAGTCTTCCGGCCAACCATGCTTACGGTAGTCTTCGATGGTCAACGCCTTGCCGTGCGACCATTGGCTAATTTGCGGCAACCACGCGGTCTTCACGACGCTTGCCGGACAGATGACGAGGATATGCTCCGCATCGTCCAGCAAGTCCATGCTGCGTTTCGTCTTGCCTGTTCCGGCCTCGTCGAAAATGAAAGCCCTCACCGTGTCTCCTTCCCGTGCTTGGCTTCCCACGCCGCTATGCGCTCGCGTCCTTCCGGCGTTTTACGCCATCTGCGCCAAGTCTGATAGCAGACGCCATGTTCGGCCTTGAATTTCTCCTGCCACTTGCGGCATGCGTCTCTGCTTTCCTCACGATGCTGTTTTCGGTATTGCACCCAATAGTCGAGCATTTTCTCGTGGTTCTCGTTCATCCACTTCTTTTTCAGCTTCCGCTTATGCTCCGCCTTTTCGGGCGTCATGTCGGCATAGTGTGTGACGGTCTTCTTTTTTCTGGCGGGCGGCATCGGCTTGGGCTGACGCATCTCCTCGATGTCAGCCCAAGCTTCGCCGTCAAGCCATTCGGAGACGCTACTCTTCATCATGTCCACCGGAATGGTTGACGAGGTCAATGATGCCTTTGACCACACCGATGATGATAAGGATGAACGCCGTGGTTCCAAGCACGGACAGGACAATGGCGAGCATATACAGGCAGTTCATCATCAGTTCATGCATTTTTCTTCTCCTTCACCACGCTGAGGCGCGTGGTTGTCGATGTTTTCCTGAATGGGGTCAGGTCTGCTGGATGCTGGCTGAAATACGCTTTGTAGTCGGTGGTGGTGCGCGTGGTTTCCGCCAGTCTTGCGATATGTCCGGCGCATGCCACTCGTTCGCCGGGGTGCTCGCCCAGCCATGTGGCGAGTTTTTCCTTCAGCGTGTCGTACCGGTCTTTCGCCTCCAACAGTTCAGCCAACAGCTGTTGTCCGTCATTGTCCGAGTCCGCTGGTCGTTCCGCATGTTCGTATTCCGTCACGTACTTTTCCAGTTTGCCGGCGTCCATCACGTACTGAACGATTGCGATTTCGAGTGTTTTCTTGATTTGTTCGGTGATGTAGTCGGCGTCCAGCGTCTCCCATGACGGGGGGCGTTGCGCGTAGATGATTTCCGCATACTCCGTATCCATCATGCGGGCTTCTATCTGCGCTTGGGCCGAATATTGATTGTGCTGTTCGTTGGTGAGGAACGCGTAGGATGGTTTGCTTCCCGTCTTCACTTCGACTGTGTGCAGGATTCCCCCATAGTCGCGGTATGCGGCGTCAAGAGAGACGTGCAGACGCCCGTCCGTGTAGAAACTGTTGTCGTACCATGCGAGCTGTCCGTTCTCCAAACGGTCTACTGGAGTGTTCTTGCTGACGATGGCGAGCTGTAGGTGTTTCGCATACAGTTTGACGAGCATTGGCTCCCAAATGCTGCCGAATTGCAATGCCGACTGTACGGCCGGAATGTCTGGCGGTGGTGAGGGCAGTTGTCCGGTGGCGATGAAATGCGCGAGACTGGACGCGCCTATCGTTTCCTCACGGGCTTTGAGCCATGTTTCACGGTCTTGGAAGACGCGGTATGTCAGATTTCTTTCGTCCATCTCATTTTCCCTTCCGAATCGACTACAAGGATGTAGTGGTACATGTTCGTCAAGTCAACCCAGTTCCTGTAGAACAGCAGGGTATCAACAGCTTTCATGCCGTATAGGAGTATGACGTTCGCATTATGTTTGGCGAGCGCTTTGAGTTCGCGGCATTGGTCTGGGCTAGGCTTTCCTACCGTGCGTTTCAGTTCGATGAACCACACGTTGCCGAGCGTGTCTACGGCGGTCACGTCGGGAAATCCGTTGCGTGAGCGTCCTTCGGTTTTCTGCACGTACCATCCTTGCTGTTCCAAGATTCTTATGAGACGGTTCTGGATGGCCGACTCCAATGGTTCCGGCTTGCGGTTATTCAATGTCGTCATTGGCGTCCTCCTTGATTCTGACCGCGCTGACCCATACCGCGTATGTTCCGTCCGACTTGCGGCGTGTGACCGCAGCGTAATCGACGTTTGGTTCCGTCCATGCGGTGATATGTTTGCGGATATAGTAGGCGGTGGAGTTCGCGGTGGTACGTTTCTCGTATGAACGGTATTCGGCCCATCTGCCTAGATTGAGTTTGAGTGCCGTGTTGAACGCGGTGTCTACCCGACTATTGTCGGGGGGTGTGGTTAGGAATTTCGTCATTTGTTCTCCTTCGGTTTGAAATATGCGGGCATGATTGATTTCGGCAGGATTCTGCCTTCACGCTCCAACCGTTTCGCATGTGGGAACAGCCAGCCACGGGACACTCCAAGCGCCTTCGCGGCTTGGCTGATGTTCATGCAGGTGGTGAGCGCGTCAATCAGCGTGTCGTCGCTGTAGTGGATTGGCGCGTTCATGTCCGGTTAGAACTCCGGTTCCGGTTCCCCGGCGCCCTCATCGTCGATGGTCAGCTGCGCGTATACGACGAACTTGTGGGGGGCGGGGGTATTGTTCTTTTCGATTCGTAGCAGCTGCACTCCGGTCAGGAAGTAGGCGAGTCGTCCTTCCTTCGTGCTGCCGATTTTGAATGCGACGTTGGCGAGCGTGCCGTCGCCCGGCTCTTCGGTCAGTTCGACATCATTGGCGTTTTGGTCAACGATGCTGGGCTTCCACTTGGACGATAGGTTGACGAGCCACTTGCCGCGCTGCGGCTGGGCTCCATCCTTGAGGGTGATTAAGTCGCCGTCCTTGTATCGCAGGTTGTCGCCGTTGGCTCGCACGCCCAACTGTTTGGCGGACGCGACGAGTTCCTTATGCACGTCGCCATTCTTCGGGAAAGCGAGCTGCAGTTGGTAGTTCGGTTCGATTCCGCGCTGTTTCGCGGCGTCGGACTGATACTTGTCTTTGATGTGGACGAATCGGATTTCGCCTACCGCTTCGATTTCGAGCATGTTGTTTGCCATTGTTTTTCCTTTCGGTTTTTAGTTGAATTCTTCCGTGAGGGAGGGGCGGGGGAGGGGGGCGGCTGTTTTTCCGTCGTCGTCCATCACTGTTGTGAGTCCAAGCAGGTGGATTAGCCCGTAGCGTCGGTAGTAGGTTTCGAAGCTGCCCACTTGTTGGGCCGCGGCCGCCGGATACGTGTAGCTGCTGCTTACCGCCTCGCCATGCTTCACCATGTCCATGAGGTTTTCCAACTCATGTGTTGACTCGTAGACTGCGATTGTGAGCGTGTTGTAGACGGTCGGCATATCCGTGTCGGCGCCGACTATCTCGCTTGAGCAGACAGCCGTCCAGCCTAAGCCATGTTCCACCATGCTGTTCTTGACGAGCTGCCAAACGTTGTCCAGCGTGGCGTACTTGTACCCGTATCCCTCAGTCGTGCGTTTCACCGCTTCGACAGACTGTTGCACTTCGGCGATTCGGCTTAGCACGTCGTATCGTTTATCGTTCGCCATTGTTCCTCCTTTTTTCGAGTTCGTTTTCGATAAGCGTTTCGTCTATGGCGAGCCGGTATGCGCGTTCAACGATATCGTCGTAGTCACATTGGGTGTGGGGGGTGTGTTCGTAAATTGCGCATTCGGCTATGACTGTGAGGTTTTCGTTTGTCGGGTTCGACTTGTACGCGTCTATGCGGCTCTGCCATACGTCGTGGCGTCCTTGCAACCATGCCTCAAGCGCGTTCTGATAGTCCTTGGCCGTGTATGGTATTGCCATATGGTATACGATTATGGTGCTTACCACGTCGATACCGGCGTTGAGCGCCTTATCAGGTAGGTAGCCAAGGAATATCTTTACTCTATCATGAAAGTATGCTGATGGTTTCATTGTTTTACCTCATTTCTTTGGTTTCATTGTTTATTATATCAGGGCGTGTCTCACGACACGCCCGAAAAATTCATCAAACGCGCCAATACATGTTGGAAACCCATACGCCATGCGCGTATTCAATCGGCTCGCCCTCAAGCCATTTAAGACAACCGTGGGGGGTTATAAGCGCTACAAGTCCCTGACCATTAAACACGGTATTATCGTATCCGCTATCAATCCACGCGGCAACCATGTTACGGGAGTCGGACGCGTGCGGCCCGATCGTGTAGTCGTGTGCGATGCCGTTATGCGCGACATAACCCCTACACGTGTAAAACGGATGGCAATTGCACGGCTCTACCGCGCCATGCGTGGCGAAACGAAAATGTATCAGGCATGGGGCACGCTTGAGACTATCCCAATGACTGTAGATGAAGCCAACCACTTTCAGCGGGTCAACGTTCTTGAATACCCTCAACCGTTCGCCATCGTACCAACTGACGCCACCCCCGTCCGGGTTAGTTTCGCTCATGGCCAGGATGTCTTCGGGTTCCGGCATTGCGCCGGGTACTGCTGTTACAATGACACACATTGTTGTTTTCCTCTTTCCATAATGGCGGGGGGTGGACGTTCCAGCCCCCGAATATTTTTTCAGTCGTTGGCGCGCGTGGCGGCGAGACGCTTGCGGATGTGCGCGTAGCGTTCGCTCAGTTCGGGACGTCCGGCACGCTTGTACAGGCGCAACGCGGTACGTTCCAACGGTTCCACAGTCGGCTCACCGTGGGACGCGCGTGCGATACGACTACGAACGATGTTCTCGACTACCCGCATGGCCGTATCGCCATGACGGTTCACATATTCGTAACCACTCCAAATATCCTCACCACTGTACGCGTGGTACAGGTGGAAATAGTCGAGACCGCAAGGCTCGCTGCCCGCCATAGCCATGACGGTAGCCATCCGCACGCAGTGGTGCAATGGGCGTAGGTTGCGGGACGGTAGCGCGTAGCAGTCTTGCGCGGGGGCTGATAGACGTTCCTCTACGCGCTTGCGGCCACGCTCACGACGATCCTCATGCCTACGGTATTCAAGCGTGGCGAGACGCGTGTCGCCATGACTGTGGCGTGCGGCACGCGAAGCCCCCACGTTGGCGCTGACGTTGCGACGGATTTCTGCGGCATGTTCCCGACGTTCGCGTTCCTCAGCAGCTTTCCGTGCCGCCTTGACGCGGCGTGCGGCGGCGAGTCGTTCGTCGAGCGTGCGACGGGGCGTGTCGGTCACGTTGTCGGCCATGCATGATGCATACCGTTCGATGAGGCTCGCCGACACCGTGCCGCGGGGGTGCTTCTCGAAAAACCGCCACATGGCGCGTATCCACTTGACCGCAGGAACAAGTTTGCTTGCACTTCCCTCATACCAACAGTCGAACGTGCGCAGTTCGATTGTATCCGCATGCTCGTCGTTGACTGCCGTGTGCTTACCCGTATACTCGCCATGAGTGAGCGAGCACCAATAGTCGTCGTCGATGTGGCGCATGTTGAGTAGTCGGCACTGTGCCGCGTCCAGTCCGCGTAGCGCCCAATACCAACGGCTCGCGCATTGGTTTGGCGTGCGCGCCACGTGGATGTGCCCGCCCGCGTTCGCGCCATATTCGGGAATGCCCTCTACAATCCGTTGCAAGTCGGGTAGCCTGGACATGTCGAGGATATTGGATTGTAGTTCAACCCCGTTCCGCTCTAGCGACGCGTCCTTATTCCAACCGGCTATAATGTCTGAGTTCGTCACGTTTTCCACGAAGTCGTCGGATAGTTCGGACTCAAGTTCAATCTCGACACCGAAAGTGAATTGGTTCCCGTTTCCGAACGCGTAAGGGTAGGCGTAAGATGGTTCTTTGACGTCCGTGAACGCTTCGGCGCCACGGTGACGCGGGCAATAGTAGCCGTCATACGTCAGACTACCCCCGCAGTACTCGCACAGTACCGCGTCACAGTCGTAGACGTCACAACAATAGTACTCGCCCCCGTCCGGGTCAATCGGCGCGCCGCATTGCGCGCACCACTCGTCCTCATCGTCGAAGTCGTCCACGTTGTAGACGCGGCGCATTCCTTCGCCATTGTTGAAGTGCACGTAGAACTCGCGGCTGACTGCCACGCATTGCGCGGAACCGTCGGGCCATTTGTCGAGATACGCCTTATACAGGCGTTGCGCATTACCGTCGCGCTTAATCCATTCAGCGTAAGGCTCGTTGCCCATGATTGTGATTCTGTTAGCCATTGTAATCACACTCCCTTAATAGAATGGCTTTTTTCGTGCCCTTGCGGGACTCGCACCCGCAAGTATGCTGTTAGGGCTAGTCGGTCAATGCGGCTATTATGTTCATCGTTTCAGCATCCGTCGCGTCCTTGCGGGTTATTGCCGTCACGGTTGGCGTGTCGATATAGACGATGTAGTCGGCGAGCGGCACCAATCGTACAGTAATGTCTCCCTTAGTCGCGGTAATGTTACCGTTGCCGACGGTTTCCAGTTCGTACCCGCGTGCTTTCATCTGATTGATGAATGTTTGTTCTTGCATTGTTACCACCTCTTGTTTTCTATGGTTTTAATATATCACTATAATATACTGTTGTCAATGTCGGCGTGTCGCGTCACAGTTCCTTGAGGATATACACTTTGCGCCATGCCGACTCGGCGCCTTCAATCTCATGCCCGTCCTTGATGGTCTTACGCAACCATGGCAACGTGACCCCCTTGAAGGCGTCGTCGGTCTGCGCTAGAAATTCCTTGACGTGCCGCAGTGTGGTGTGGCTCAAGTATTTCATGCCAACTTCAACACGGAAAACCTCCTGCTTGGTGTCCCATGCGCTAATCGGCGTGACTTTGGCGACAACAGTGCCATACGACTTAAGCACTAATTGCGTGCCGATTTCAGTACCCCAGCGTTCAACGAACGCCTTGCCATAAAACGACTTATGCCCGTCGTATATCGGTTGTAATTCAAACATTCCTTTATAACTCATTTTAATCATTCCTTTGGTTTGTTATGGTTTCGGTTTAGGCAATGGCCGGCCAACTGCCCTCAAGGTCAGCGTAGGCTTTAGGGTCTTCGGTGGTGGTCAGTGGTGTCAGCTCCCCGTCGCGGTAGGAGTAGACCTCTCCCGCGCCGGTGACGAACACCCCATCACCATCCTTGATATATCCTTTGCCGTTCAGTGTCTTGTGCATTTTTTGTACCTCCCTTGCTTGACTCTTTTAATATATCAGACTTAGCACCATGCGTCAAGTCGGCGTGTCGTATTGGCGTGGGGGGGTTACATCTTGTGCATGACATAGAGGTTGCGGTAACGGGTAACGTCGCCGTTGTCTACCGTCTTTCCGCCATGAACCTTATCCCTCAGCCAATCGAGATGAATGCCGCGGAAAACAGTGTCAGTCTGCGACAAGAACTCCTTAACGTGCCTCAATGTTGTGGCGCTCAGCACGTCCATGTTGACGGCCACATCGGTGATTGCTGGATACGTGCCGATTGACGTAATCGGCTTGACGGCACACACCGTGGTGCCGTATGACCTAAGCACGTAGCCCATGCCGTCGCGCCCGGCGTCCCACATCTCAACCATGGCCTTATGGTAAAAAGACTGTTGGGCAGTGTTAAGTGGTTGTAGCTCGTAGGTTCCAATGTAACGCATTCTTATCACCTCTTGTGTAGTGGTTTGTTTGATGTCTTCAGTATATCAAGTGTTAACTAATAAGTCAAGTCGGCGTGTCGCAAATTGCCGCAACGGCTGACTTGCTTAATGAATGACCCCCCCCCTAATG